ATTCGCTGTACCCTTACCTCTTGTACCTCCACCTGGCTTGTCTTTAGAGAACAAGGCAGATCCAGTGATCTTGGCATGGTATGAATCAACAGTCACCTTGTCTTCAATAGTAGTAGACACATTGATTAGTGAGTGTTGTGTGTTTATCTTTCTAAGAGATACACCAGACAATTCATACTTCTGCACAGGAGTGCCCACTGGATAGGTTCTTGCAAACGTATCATCATTTCCTCTGGTTATAGTACCACTCAACTGGTTAGTACCAACAGATGTGTATTGTATGACCTCATCACCTAGTAATGCAAAACCAGGATTGCTGGCTGTTACTTGTGCTCCCTCAAAGAAACTGAATCCGATACTACTTGCCACACTGACTACACTTGTGTCACTGACACCGTATGCAACAGTTGTCTTAGTAGGCACAGTATCACCAGTGATACCATTTATTTTGACTGTATTATTGTCGGAGTAGTTTCCATGATTAGGATGTGTGACTTTGAAGTGTAGTCCATCATACTGGTCAGTATTTGTAGTTACTGTAGAAGGTATGATACCTGCCACTGTGACACCGTATCCTAATGATGCATCATGATATTGTATTGGATTGGTTGTATCAAAGGTTCCCTTACTGTTAGTAAGAAGAAGTGAATTGACACCAGTTGTTACACCTACAGTGATCAATAGATTCTGTCCTAATCCTTTAGTACCAAGAGAAGCAGTCAACGTATCACCAACCTGATATCCTGTACCAGTGTTTTCATCTATAACTGTAACTCCTGAAATGACACCACTAGAAACAGTGACAACACCTACAGCTCCTGATCCTGATCCTGTAAGATTTACGAAACTAACTGTGCTATATGTTGCATCCTCATACCCTGCTCCACCATTTGTGATTGTAAGAGTGCTGGCTGTCTGTCCAAGATGACCAAGTTTTGCTGCCACAATACCTGATGCTCCCGTATTGGCATCTTGTTTGATTTCTGTGCCGAGGTCTATGATACCACTACCAATAGCAGATCCAAGTCCTACTGTAACTCGTTTTGCAAATGTTTCTATTGGATTCTCAGGTAAATTATTTCTACCATCAAATGTATCCAGTTGTGGATTATAGAAACGTACTGTTCCAGAGTCGGTGACAAATTGTGCCTTTCTCGCTGTGTACTTCATGTCCTCCAACTGTGAAGGAGTCCATGTTCCAGCTGTCTGTCCTTTGAATAGTGAACCTAGTGATGGTTGTTTTGTTACGATAACTTTTCCAAGTTCAGTATTGTCAGCTGTCGATATGTCAGCCTCACCCACCTGACAGATCCACTGATTGTATTCGGATGTTGCAGTAACAATAACAAAAGAATACTCTCCTCTAGGTAAGTAGATCGGAGATGGGAATGTAAAAGTTGTTGGCACACTTGCATCTGAAGATACATTGACTTGATCAGGATTCAAGATCACTTGTCCATTCTTGACAATATTTCTAGATGGATATCCATTGACCACATTTACAACTCTCACATCTAAGGGTATAGTCTCAGACTTAGTAGCAAAGAAGAAGTCTACTGATGTCATGAAGATACCAGGATTTTCTTCAACTTGGAATGTTTGTGCTAGTGGGTCATCATCTTCTTCAACGAAATTGTTGATTACAGTGTTCTGAATTTGTGTAATATTGTTTGTAACGTTAGTGATATTGAATATAACGGGTTCAGGTATGACAGGAGGTGCTGGCTCTGTTCTCTCAAGGGTAGTATTTGTTATCAGTGTACCCTCAGAGAAGTGGTCTGCTGCAGCTCTTGAGAAGTTCAAGCCAGGAAAATTATCCTGAGGTTTTAGACTTGATAGTAGGGCTGTGTTAGTACCATTCTCGAATCTTTCTGATGGGATATAGTAAGATCCAAGTAATGCACCAAAGTCATCTGATATAAGTCTGATCTGACTGATCTCTGCTTCAGCACCACTGGTTTCTCCAACCAATCTCATACCTACAAGAGCAAATCCAAAGAAGTTACCATCTGACTTTTGGTTCAATGACTGTATGTCAACGTTCAATACAGTTGTAGTTTCTGAGTATGCTGATGATAGACCTACGTTTGCAGCATATGGATTGTTCAGGAATGTGATTGTGGGACTGTTGAAAGGTCCGTCTTTGTGATTAGGTGCTGCTAATCTGAATCTTAGATCTACACCTTGACTTGCATTTTGTGTAGATACTGCTAAACCACGAACTGTCTCACCTACTTGGAATGCACCCTGTACAGGTGTGACCTCAAGAAGTTTTGGTATCGTACGGATATTATTCTCAAGCATATCCTCACCAGCAAACGAGTTGAAGTGATTTGTGCCAGGTTTTAGTCGAGTAGCAGTAAAAGCAATGTTTTGCTCTCTCATATTTGGTATTGATTCCTCTTCTATGATTATGTCATTAGAGAATCCTATACCATCATCTTGCACCTCAAATACTCTTTCTGTAAAGATGTCAGACTCTGGATTTAGAACAAGGTTACCATTCCAACTCCTCATCATATATGGGTTTATATTTTCTACTCTCGTTGCAAACGGTTGAGATCTATCAAGCACCTCTTCATAGTCCAAGGTGATAAGATCACCTGTCATTTTGATATTAGGAGATCCTAAATCTGAGGCATATCTAGGGTCAACTGAAAGATCTGGGCTGCCATTAGTCCCCACAACACTAGCAGAACCAACAAGGAGATCGACACTATCAGAGTGCTTTCTTGGTGTGAGTTTACCTTCATTTATATCGTATTTGAGGAATGGAACTGATTTGTCAGCAACAAGGAAGTTCTGGAAAGGATCAACAACAAATCCATTTTTGAATCTATCAAGACCTGTTGTAGGGTCTGTAATTACAAGACTTTCAGTTTTATTTTCTAGAAGTGATAGTGCTGTGACTTCTTCTATTGTTCTTATTCTAGTGTCAAGATCACCTATCTGCTTCATCGTGTAACGCTTGTTAGCACGAAAATCTATCTTGACCTCACGTTTTGCATTGTAAACGTATGGTTGATATGTTATCTTAGCAAGTTCAAATGATTCTGATATACCTTCTGGTTCAACTGGTTTCACAGAAGGAGTTCCTTTCTGTACAGTGAATGATGAATCTCTGTTGAGGAACAATCTATCTATCCTACCAAGGTAGTGATTGTAATCAAACGTTATGTTTTCATCAGTAACAAGCACTGCAGGTGATTGTCCACCACCGCTAAAATCTCTAGAATCAAACTCAAATGGAGATCTAGTACCACTGTAGGGTGCTACTCTTGGTCTTAGATCTATAACATCTGTATTTCTTATATTACCAAAAGCAGGTGCACCATCATAATTCTCTTTTACATAACTGTTGGCTGTCAGAATGTCTCCTGAGTCTTCAGAATTTATAACATAATGATCAAAGAAGACAGTGAGTCTACCCTGTGGTTCAGGGAACCCTTGCTTACGAACAATTCTACCGAAGTCATAATACTCTTCTCTTTGTCCAGTATCAAGTATGAAATTATTTCTTATATTAGGATCACCTGAGTTTACGTTTGATAGTATTGCTCTTACACCACTCTCCTCAAAAAATACTTCTTCATTCTCTACAAAAGCAGAGGCATTCTTGTATATGACATCTACCTTTGTTGTACCATTTCTTGATAAGACTTGTGCTGCTGCACCAGAACTTTTACCAACACCTATCTCACCAACTATAACATCAGTGTTATCTCCATTAGGTCCGTTGTATGAACCTAAAGTCATGTTTGGTATTGTTGCATCACCTGTACCAGATGATTCAAATATTGCAACTATGTTTACTACATCAGGAACATCTAGAGATATTTCTCTGTCTTGCACTCTCTTTCCAAATACACCACTTGGTGAAAGACCATCACCCACACCTGTAGATATACCAGAGTTAGTTCTTTTAGATCCTGTAATTATTTTTGTTGCTTCTCTTATGAGTGTCTTTTGTTTTGATTTTACTTTTGATTTTTGTTGTGTGCTATGTACAACTACAGAAGATTGACTCGCTGTCAAACCTGATATTGTAACACCTTTACCACCACCTGTGATTACAACCTGATCTGATGTTAGATCTTCTACAGTTCCATCAGAATATGAAATTGTATATCTCTCTTCATCAAATGGTGCATATACCATCTCTGTACCTGTCAATGATGGCAGATCCATCTGACCAGATGGATTTGTATTTTGACCTGTGTTCTCTATTCTTACTTGTAGTAATGATTCAGTAAGATCTAGAGATTCTATATTTTTATTTGCCAACTCAGAGTATAAGAAACCACTCGTAGAGTCTCTCAACTTACCTGCTACAATCTTGAGATCACTGACAGTTACTGCAGCAGTAGGAAGTGCTTTATGACATATACCTGAAATTGTATTAGGTGCTGCCACAACTGTGATATTATTACTGACAGGAGTTACAGCACTAACCACGTTGAATGTAACATCAGTTTGACTAGCACGTTTGTATGCTACTACATCTCCAATTTTGAAATTAGAAACCCAACCAGGTGTCCCACTGGTTACAACTGATGCACTACCAGATGCAGCTGCTATAGTAAAGGATCTTCCTGTAAAATCTTTCTTATTTTCTAACAAAACATCAGCAGCAAATGTTCTACCTGCTGCTGTAGATCTTACTGACTTTACATCGCTTAGATCAAAGTCAGTTACATCTGTGACAACTCTTCCATCAAGTTCACCGTTGATTATTATCTGCTCGTCTTTTAGGAATGACCCTGACACCTGATTCAAGTTGACTGTGGTGCCACTAGATACTGCAGTACGTAAGAATCCCTTTGCACCACTATTTCTACCTTCTATGACAGCAGGTAAAGAAATTGTGTGTGCTTGGTTTATAGTAAGTTGAGTATCTGTTTGTATGTCAAAGAGAAATATTTCAAATACACTAGCATCACCCGTATAACCTGCATTCTGTAGTTTGTAATCATATATTCTTGCTCTACCAATAGAATTACCAGCAGCACTTGACTTAGTTGAACCTAATCTTGCACCACGAAGATCAAGATAATCTGATGTAGCAGCAGATAGATTGATTCTTGCAGAACCAAATACATTGTTCAATCTCAGTCTATTACCTGCTTGGAATGGTACAGCAGAAGACTCAACCAATCTTGTTGTTCTGGGTTTATCTACATCAATATAGTTTGATCCTACAGTTTTAGTTTCATATCCTTTTACATATGCTTTACCTGGACCTACTCTGATATTCAATAAGTCTTTTGATGGTACGTTACCTTCATCAGTTTTATTTTCAGGGAAGAATGTACCAAATACACTGTGTCTGTCATTCAAACACTCTTTTGCTTCTAAATCAAATTTAGTGACATAATAATCACCACTCTCGTCATATGTTCTTCTTGCAAATTCTTTTGCTAACTCACCATATAAAGTTGTCTCAATTATCTTTTTAGTATCACCTGCTTGAAGTCTTTGTAACTCAATAAAGTTTTCATCTTGGAAGTCTGTTAGTTCTTTTTTAATGAGAGATAAACTAATCTTGAGCCTATCAGCACCAGGAGCAGTGAAATTGGAGAATCCAGCAGCATTATCATATAAACTATTATCATCAACAGCAGTGACAATCTCCTCCCTAACATTGAATCCTACCCTATAAGATGGTAAATTACTATACTGATCTAATAATAATGTTTCTGGAAGTACCTCTACAAAGACACCTCTTGCAAAGAATACACCTCTTGTTATTGTAAACGCTGATCCTATTGAAGTTGCATTTGAATTGATAGCAGTTGCAAAATCAGATCCGTTTGATATGGTTGTAACACCATAGTTTATGTCTGCTAAAGTTGTGAGAGCCTCACCATCTAAGAATTGCTCGGACAAATAGTCATCAGAACTCTTCTCATATTTTACAAATAATGTAGTATTATTAGTTACTGATTCTGTAGATGATATTACTTTGACAACTTTTGCTGTGATACCAGATTGTTTTCCCTTTATACTAAGACCAACCAATTTGTCATAATACAATTCTACAGGAACACCAAAAAATGTAGATTCTATTTTGACAGATGTATATTGATTATCATATTTGAACACACCAGGAATCACCATAGATCCCTCTTTGAAGATGTGTTTACCAAACTTCTCAACCTGATTCTGTAGAATAGATTGAAGTGTGGTTAGTTCTCTTGCCTGTATCGGACTGCCAGGTTTGAATAGAACTCGATTGAAGTTCTTTGATGAATCAAAATCATCAAAATATGGACTGACGTTTAGGTTGGTGTTCTGTGGCATCGTTAGAATTCTAAGATGATTTTAATATCTTCTCGTTGGTTTGTTGCTCTAGTTACTTCAGGTCTTTGGTCAACGTAGATGATATTACCAGAGTATTTTTTGATCTCTGGGTTTGCCAATCCACTATTATATGTTTGTCCAAAGTAGTATGTCCTTGAGTTTACTGTTGTAGAAACTCCTGTGAAACCTGAATCAATTGAAAGGGTTTCAGTTCCTCCTGTAGTTTTGACAATAACGTTTGTGTTACCACCACTTGCAGGGCTTGCAGTGAATCTATTTAGTTTGTATCCGTAGGTGGGTTTGTCACCTGAGGTGTCATTAGTAGCAAGGGATCTGTCTTGCCAATACTGTAATGATTTTGTCACTGGATCATATCCAATAATTTGTCCCACAGCAGTAGAACCTAATCCAACAGTTTGTGTAATTTCACCATCAACCTGTACTGACATACTGGTTGTCGCTGCACCTGCTAGTTTCAATCCATACACACCTGAAGCAGATGATGCAGTGAGTAGATTTGTACTACCAAACTGACTAGGATTTTCAATAATACCAATACGTGCAAATTGGTTACCTGTTGGGAAGTCAGGGTTAGTGACATCACTGTTCTCAATACGTGAGTATACAAGAACTTTATTTGCACCTAATTCTCTGTATATGTCAGCACCGTGACCGCCTGGTGGTGGCACTATCACAGAGAAAGATGCTCCACTACCTGTTACAACATCATCTAAGTCTAAGGTAGCGAAAGAGTATCCACTCCCACCGTTTGTGACCTGAACAGCAGATGGTTTACCGTTGATGAATGTAACAGATGCCAGACCGTCTGATCCATCGCCTCTTATAGGCACAGCGTTCTTAGTACCATTGAACTGATAGGATGCAGTGATTGTATCCTCAATTACAATAGTTTCTATCTTACCATCGACAGCAGAATTTCTTACATCTGCTACGTCAGAGTTAGTTTTCCAGTTTGCTGGTACAGGTATGTACTCAGCACTATCAAATTTTATAATATCACTCGGTTTTATAGTATAAAGATATTTCCAAACATAACCATCACTTTCTAATCTAGGTTGTAGATCAGTGTGTACTGGTTCTTCTAGAGATATAACACCACCACCATTGTTTGCTGGAGCTGCTCCGTTGTATATACATTCATATACTCTAAAATCAGAGTTCATGACATAGAAGTTTGTTTTATACAAACTCGAAGAACTCGTCTGTGGACTCAATCGATTTATACTATAGTCGGGTCGATACATTTCATATATCGTACCTGTTGTCCATGAAATTTTTTTGATTACCCTCAAAACGTCGTTTGAAGTAATTTTTTTTGCAGATATTAGAGAATCATAGATGTTGTCATGTTCGTCAAAATTATCGATAGGTGCTGGAGTTGCTGTGTTCCAGTCTGCTGCTACAGAAGTAGCATTAGGTAGTCCTATGAAAACATAATAACTATTATCAGTCGTCGAAATTCCACTAACGAAATTCGTCGCATTTAGTACTCTTATCTGGTCGGTGATGACTGCTGGCATTATTTTTGCAAACTATTATAGTTCGTAATTCTTATTTATGTGTTTCTTAGTGACAATTTTGTTGTCCTTTGGATTTCAGGAGCAGTTGATAATCCAGTTAGACCGTTCATAGGGTTCACAGTGAACGCCATACCTACAGCTCCCGTTGTAAATTTGGCATATGAATAAGCACCATAGAAATTACCAGCACCTGAACTTAGTCCAGTGACATTCACTCCATGACCTGATGCAATCTCAGTGAATACTCTGATTGTTGAACCTGCACCCACTCTTTCAATGTTACTGACTTGGAATACACCGTCAACGCAAATTGTAGTCAGACCAACAGTTGCTGAACCATCAGTTGACATAGCGGTAACACCATCTCCAATATTTGATCTACTTACAAGGAAGAAATCACCTGTACCTATACCAGTCTCAGTAAATCCACCGAATGCATTATCTCTTAGGATTGAATTGTCTGGTATAGAGAACTCAAACTGTAGACCTTTGGTAGTAGCACCTACACCAACAATAACTCCTTGGTCACCTTCCATAGATGCATTTTCAAAAAGTTTATGTGGATAAGTGAATGTAGTAGAACCAAATCCACTGTTATCTTTTTCAGTATCAATAATTTTGACACCGAATTCTAATGTATCAGGATCTTCAGTTCTTGTAAATCCAACTACACCAGATTGACCATACATGACAGTAGATGTTGTACTCACCCCAGCTATCAATCTAGTTGCAGGGAAAATTCTACCTGCATATATTCCTCTTGCCTTACTTACTTTTACACCATCAACAATCTTATCATCATCTTGTTTTCTCCATGTCAAAGGTCTCAGTGGTGTTTTAGCAGCAGTGATACCTTGTCCTTTGTATGTCGTTGTTTGTAATGTATCTCTTGATATTACTTCTCTAATAATTCTTGGATCTTGTTTTAGAATTGACCTGTCAGATGTTGGACTTTGAATAGTTACAATATCACCCTTCAGAATTGATTCTACTGCCTCTGCATTTATGATGTCAGCATCAGTTCCACGATAGAATAAAAGTTGTAATGTAGCACCTTCTGGTGGTGCCTCAGTGAACTTTATTTGTGTACCACCATCAAACTCATATGCTTTACCTGGTTTTTGTAATACATCATTTATAAAAATAAGTAAGATATGATCTAAATCAATTGGACTACCTGGTATTTTCTCAATACTGATTGGTTCACCATTATTTGTTATTGTGAACTGTGTCTTACTACTATTGAATTCATGTGAGAAGTCATCTAGTATTTGGAATTTACCTAACACCCATCCTGAGAACTCGTCATCACTTGTCTTAGTAATTGTGAATGTAGCAGGTGTGAAGTTAGTTCCAGCACTAAAGTTTGTGGGTATACCAGCAACTGTAAGAACCTCACCTGCTGTATAACCATATCCTGTATTTGTAATCACTGGTGCCGATATACTATCACCTATACCGATATTGAATGATATAGAAGCACCCACACCAACACCTTCACTTATGAGTTTTATATCATCATAAGCATATGGTGAGTCAAACTCAAGCAGTGGCACCTTAGTAAATGTATAACCTACACCTGCTGGATTCATGGTGATTGTTTTTATTCTACCATCTTGCACAGAGAATGTACCTGCAGCAGGTGTTGTAGGATTACCACCTATGACTCTAACTCTGAATACTGTTCCATCAGATCTATATCCACCACCAGTAAATCCCATCGCAACACTGATAGTGCCAGTATCTGATACTACTGCAGTACCAAAACCAGTTTGTAATTGTTGATATCCAAATCCTTGAGTATTACCAAGACCAGATATAATACCTTTTCTAGGTAGTCTATTGGCGTTGACATCAGATGTACTATATGTTTCTGTCTGACCAGGTATATCATTACCAGTAAATCTTATTGATGTGATACCTGAACTCTCAACATAGTTGTAATCTATCTCTGGTTTTTGGAATACATTGTTTAGTAGTATAACTCCAAAATCAGTATTGATACCACTGATATTAGATCCACTACTGGTCATAGTAAATGTTTTACCAACACCTGTAAAACTTTCTGCCATATCATCTAGCAAGAAATTACCTCTATAGTCAGATCTTATGAACGATCTTCCCTGAAACTCACTACCATCTACTATATCTGCGACAAGAAGACTAATTGTTCCTATACCTGCAGATGTCAGAGTGATGCCTACTCCTGTCAGTGCATCTGCTTTTGTTCGTGAGAATGAGAAGTCATTATTACCATTCTTGATAATGAAGTAATCTTGGTTACCTACAAGTGGTGCAGGTGGTGTCAATGATCTTACCTTTACCTGAGTTCCTGTGCTGAATATCTCAGTCAACGCTGTAAATCTACTTGCAGATACGTTTATTGCTTCAGAAGAAATTCCAATCTTCTGTCTTGTACCACCAAAAGGTGTATCAGCAAAGTGTATCTTATTTTTTCTTATATTATAATCACCTCTCACTAATTTGACTGGATCATTGATCAAGTGTGCCTCTTCAGCTGTCCCCATCCATGCACGATCAACAAGAACATTATCTGTCATAGTACCAAAACCTATGACCTGTATTCTCATAATCTCATTACCCATCTTTATGATGTCATATTGACTGAAGGGTCTAGTGTCGGCAAATCTTGCCTCACGATTGAACATCGTGGAAAGAAGTGTAGTCTCTACTCCTGTATTTTCAAGAAGAGGAGATTGAATCACATTGTCTATGGTGACAATACATTTGGTATCAAGTTTTTGTGATGTGAAACTCTGTGTTGTTCCAACACCCACAGTTGTAAGACCTATAGGACTATTTCCTACTGCTAAGTCTCTGGTAGCAGCGAGTTTGAATTTATTTTCATCTAACTTTATAACAAATACTGATGATGGTAATGTTGTTGCTGCACCTACACCAGCCACACCGTGTTGTATACCAACAGGTGTTCCAGCATATGCTTCGTAAGTTAGTTCTTCACCAGTAACATAAAAATGATTCTTTATAACAAAAGTATCATTACCTAACAATACATTACTCGATGATCCAGCATCAAATTCGTGAGAAAACAACTGATCACCTTTATGTGTCAGTCTAAATGAACTCTGAAAGCTTTCACTTGCAGTGTTGAATTGTTTATTGATTGATCCTAGTTGAAATGTCATTAGTACGTTACTGTTGTGTTATTAGCATCAGAATCTGGTTTATCAATTTTCAATTCATGTGTTCTTACTGTGTATGCTTTGTTCGCTAATGGTAAGAACTTCAATTGTGTATTGATTGATGTTATATCTATGGAAGTATTCGCCATATCTCTCTTCATCACATCATCAGTGTATAAGTTGTTGTATGTGTTGTATGTGGCATTACCTGCATATGAGTTTGATCCAACATAGAATGTTGAGAACTCGTCATCTGTTGTATTGTGTATCTCAACTTGGAATTTACATGTTGTGTAGTTTGCATATGCCTTCTGTGAGATTATCTGTTCACTAGGTGAACCGTTAGCAACAATTTGTATAAATGAACTGTCAAGCATAGTATCACCAATATGATATTCATCAACTATTCCTGAATTACCATGAGTCTGTGCAACACCTATTGCTCTAACAAGAGATGATACTGTCACTGCCATTCCAACAGGAGGTGTGTGTTGAAGTTTTAATACATTACTGACATTATTGATCGAGAATATTCCGATGTCTGTGTCAGCATCCATCTTACCAGTGTTAGTGAATACTACATTGTTAGCACCATCTGCTAACCATGTAAATTCATCAATCTCCTTCTCTCCATTAGGTCCTCTTGCAGATACAAGTATGCTTCCAGATTTGTACATAGAAGTATCTACCTCATCAACATCCTGTAGAGTATTACTTACTGCAAGAGTTTTAGTAATACCCTTATACTCCATCAATCCAAATGCAGTGGATGCAACACCCACACCATTTGTAATAATCTCCTTATGGAATGTGATATCATAAACCAATGCTGAGTTGTTAGGCACATACATGACACTCGCTAGAGGTCCGTTTGTTTCAGTTATAAACTCGCCTAAATCCTCTGCATCTGCTAATTCTGAGTAGGTGTTGAGGTATGCATCTGTTCCGTCATGGAAAACAACAAACTCTGAATACTGAGTAGCGTTGAAAGATATACCTGATGATACGTCAAGCACAACTTGAGCATAATATTTGATAGCACTGACACCATCACCTGCAGGTCCTCCCGTCAACATGTCAAATGTATCAAGTTCAACTGACCTAATAAGGTTTGGATCGGAATAGAACTGAGGACTGATGTCATCTAGTGATAGAACTCTGTTTGTCTTACAGATAAGACCATCACCAAACTTACCAGATAGAAATTGTATTTCATCACTTATATTCTCATCAATATTAGTGTTCTCACTTACCAAGTCAAAGTTTTGTGTATCAAGAAGTGATGCCTGTGCATCAATCAATACAACTCCACCAGCACCTGATGATACACCAACTGGATTATATAAGTCTGTACCTATTCCCACTGGTTGTGAGTTTATAAGCAGATCTGAGTGCTTCTTGAAACCTGCTATGTGAGCAAGAGAGTCAACTGGTTCGCTCCAACTACTGATACCTACAAAACTCTTGAGTGAGTATGCAAAACTCTGATAGTAGTCATTATCTTGAAGTCTCTGATAGAAATCATTGAGTTTACCTGTATCTCTTTCCCATCCAAATATTTTCTCAGATGATGTATCGAGAGTGAAGTATCCACCATAAGATTGTGATGATTCTATTGTTCCACCTGCTTTAGAGAACTTACCAGTAATAACATCACCTGTATTGAATCCTACAAGTGAGTCAACTCTTAGTATATTTCTCGTCTTTCCTTTACCATTTACAACATTTGCTTCAAATCCTGAAGATGAAACGACTGGTTCACCATTCAAGAATTTACTCTCTATAAGATTTACTTTGAACTGAGCAAGATCTTGATTTCTAACAACAACACCATATTTTTGTGTATCATGTATGCCAGGATCTCTGTCAACTTCATAAGTTAGAGTTGCTTGGTTTACATTACCAAATGCTGTGTTCACACCCGTCAATGTAAATGTTTGATACTGGAAGTCAGAAGAGTTATATCCATTACCTGTAGCAACACCTGTATTCTCTACAAATACCTTATCACCAACTTCAAATGGTAGTGGTGTGGCTGTGTTGAAACCTGTGATAGGAGTTTGTAGTCTGAGTGTTACGTTAGGTTCAGAATAAGTACAACTTATAATACCAACACCGTTAGTATTGTTGACTGGGAATAATTCAACATCGCCTGAGCTGAGATTACCACCAGCAAATATAACCTTTACATTTGATACAGAACCACCTATAAGTTCTGCCTCAAATTCAGCATTTGGATTTATTGTATCTGTTTTACTATTGTAAACAACAAAACTTGGTGGTGTAAGATAGTTTTTACCTGTAGATGTAATTGCTACACTATCCACAGCAAAGTTGTCCTTCAAGAACAATACCTGTGGCACAGATGCTTGTGGTTGTAGTGTCAAATCTGATGGATAATCATATCCAGTATCAATCATCGCCACTTCATCTATCCTACCTATGTCTGAACCAAACGCCTTCAAGTTAGCAGAAGATCCTGTAGTAGATGCCACTGATACCTGAGGTATATCCTTATAACTTGATCCACCACCTTGTAATAATACTCTTGCTACTCCACCTCTTACATTTGTTGTGTTAGTAATATAAGAAATTTGTGATTCGCTTGAGTATCCAACTTTTTCAGGGACAGTGAATAGATTCCAACTAAAGGTGTTTGTATCTTTAGATAATATTGTGTGTCTACCTGTAAACTTACTTGCATTTACAAAAATCTTAGAGTGATCAACAATCTCTTTATTGATTTCTATTACTTTCGTATTCTGTAAAGGAAGGAACTTATAGTATAATACCTCTGGCACACGATCTGTAAAATGTATAGAAGTTCTAGATCCTGAATTGCCAGGTATGCCTGTATTCTCAACTTCAATAGCAGATTTACCTGTGCCTACAAAAGGTTTCTTGAATTCTTGATCTAAGAAGAATACTAATTTTGTATTATCAAGTGATGTATCAGATGTATCAATGTGAAGTGTATCACCAGTGATCAATGATATAGGTGGGTTTGTAGAAGAACCAATACTTACATATCTGTTGCCAGGATCGTATGTTGCTGTGACAGAACTGGTTGCAGAAGAAACAATAGTAAGGTCAAGTGTGTCACCTCTCTCAAATGTATGATTATTAGAGGTTGCTGTAACGTTGATAATCCTTAGTGTTCCTGTAACAACGTCTTTCTTAGTTCTAAAGAAATGTGTGTTTCCAATACCTACATTAGCACTGAACATCACTCTATTAGTGTCAAATCCTATGTGTGTCTGTGAGGTTACAATACCAATAAGATTGTTGTCTATGACTTGAACAAATACCTCTTCAGGGAGTGGTGATGTAAACGTTGTATTGACACGCTTCATCGCATCAGTTTGATACTTGACACGAGTACCACCATTAGGACTGTATTCTAATTTTTCTCCAGTTTTGAATCTATGATTAGGGAGGTAGATAGATCTTGTTGGTATGAATATGTCTTTTGTCTCATTACCAAAGAATGAAACTAACTGATTACCACCTCGTCCATTTACTGCAACTGTGGTTCCTATACCTACACCAAATGTGCTACCTGTGCCTACTACTGATTCAGCATTGAAGTAGTATGATCTGTCTTCTTCAGTTGAAAGATTGACTGGTTTGTTGAGTTGATATGAAAATTGATTTTCTAATCTTGTGACTGTAGAACCAAATGTATGTGCAACACCTGAAGTTCCATTCTGTGCTCTTAGCATCTCAAGTCTATTGTTCTTTACATCAAAGTTTACAATCTTGAGTTGCTCGTTATCAATTTGTACTATGTCATTGATTTTGAACTTGTAACCTGTCAATACGTCAGGCACCCAGTCTGTTATGAGAACACTTGTTGTAAGTCCAGTGACATTGACAGATGCCATAGAGACCCCTAGACCTGTACTAATCTGTTTTAGGTTGATTTGCACGTTACGTGCAGCAAGATTACTGTGAGTGTCAGTAGAGATGCCTATGATCTCAACAAATGAGTTGTCATCAATTGTTATTGGACTTGTGTGTATTCCTATAACACCACTAGCATTTGCAACTAAAACAATATCTTCAATCTCTGTAATTGTTGATGTAATTGTGGTGATGCCAGGTCCTTCAACAAAACTTACTTTTCCTATAGCACCAAATCCTTCTGTGCCTTGATTATCAAATACTAACTTGTCACCTACATTGTAATCTTTACCTGCAGTGACAATATTGACGCTATCAATTATACCACTCTTAGTCTGAGTAATTTTTGAGTTGATATTTGTATTTCTATTTGCATTTGATACAAACTCATACTCCTTGATATTGTATGGTTGTGTGTTTCTTATCAATCCTAATGCAACTAAATTTGCATCTTGATTTGAATTATACGCTAAGTTGAATTTTTGTAATTTAGAATTGTAAGTATCTCCAATAATGTATGGGAATACTGGTGTTCTAACTCTGTTGAATGGAGATGTTGGGTTGATGATTACTGTATCTTCTACAGTTGTATAGTAAGCATATACACCATTAGGATATTCAGGTGTTGCAGCAAATCTTCCATTATGCTCATCAAGATCACCTGTGCCTTCAACATATGTAAAGTCTTCAACAAAGAATCCAGCAGGGTAGACGCTGATATCAGGTCCGTCAACTCTTGAACTTGACAACTTACGATAACTCGACTCAATATACTTCTTCTTACCATCCACAACAGCATAAGGACCGTAGATAGGATGTCCATCATATGCAAAACCAAGGATAGGTGAGTGATCCTGTCCTACATCACCTAAAAAGTTTCTAAGATTACGTGGCACATAATAATTTACATATGGATTACCTAATTCACTATCTCTTGGTGTCTCTAAGAATCCATCATCCTCTTTTACATCGCCAAACTTTGCATATCTCTCAACTTGGTTGAGTGTCCACTTCTTGATTTCACTAGAAAATATAGCACCCTCACCTGGCGTTCTAGCAGTAGTAGTAGTTTTCTCTTGTGTATATCCAGCACCCTTTTCTATCATATCAATACTGGTTATAGTACCATTTGATATATTTGCTTTTGCCTTACAACCTATACCATCACCTAAAATTACAATATCAGGATTACTAAAGAAATTTTCTCCTCCATCTTTTACAATTATCTGATCGATACGACCATTTACTATAAACGGTTGTAGAAATGCATTCTTACCTATGGTAGGTTCAACTACTGGTTTGTAGTTATCGTTGATAACAGTAGATCCAAAATTACTACCCTTTCCTTCAACATGAACAGATGCAATTTTTCCTCTTATTATAGGTGTAGCAGTGGTGATATCTGCAAAACTACCTTCATCTCTTTTTCTACCAAGTATAGAAATTGATATTGGAGGATCTTGGAATATATGTGTGCCTAAACCACCATCATTCAAACGTTTGAATAATGTCAATTCTTTTGTATCTGATAGTCTGAAATTATCATCATCTAATTTTTGAACAAAATATTCTGTGTTATTTGATAATCCACCTATGGCAGACTCAGTAGATGAATATTTGATTATTTCTGAGTTATCAAATCCATGAGATTCTATATTGATGGTATCTGTGAATGTATTGATACCAGTGCTTGTACGAACTTCTCTGTTCTTGAAGAATCCAGCATCTTCAACTAATATCTTATCAACTTTCAGTCTTCTATCTACAGTTCTAAGTCTCTGTATACCACCACCATTTGTAGAAATTGGAATTGTACCTATACCAGCAAGAGCATCTTCTTTATTATCTGCTAGTGAAATTAGAGTGTCAGGATTTCTTTTTACAACGAAGTATGTTGCAGTATCAACTAATGTACCTGGTGTTACACCAATACCTATGGGTGTGCTACCATTAGTTTCGTAAATTACTTGTTCACCTTCAATCAAGTTATGAGGAAATGAGAATAAGAAATCATTACCTGCAGTTCTAACAACTCCTCCTGTAGAAGTTGCATCAAACTCTACAACTTGGTTGACAAACTTCATCTTTGCCTTGACTATGGATGTAGTATTGTTACCACCAATAATTTTTACATCAGGTATCTCTTCAAAATCAGAACCCTCATTAGTAATCAATATCTCTTGCAGTGTTCCTTCCACCTGTGCTATCACAGATGCACCTATACCATTGTGACCATCTTGACTAACAGTCAATCTAGGAGGACTGACAATATCATAGTCTGAACCTGTATTCAATACTTCTACATTCTCTAGAGGTCCATAGTAAACAATGTCAGATGACTTATATGAGTATGCTTCTACACCATTAGCAAATAAACCAACACCACCCTGTATAGTTTTATCTTTTACAGCACCATATTCAGGTTTATCAAACTTTCTTAGTAATTTCTGTGCACCAATATCACTTCCAAATAGATTAGATGGTGTAAGAGAGTGAGATGTTGTGTTTACAAGATCCGTTCCATCAAACGCTGTAAGGAATTGACCTCTTCTTACGTTCTCTCCTGTATATGCTAGTTTTACAGTATTACTATCAACTCTTTTAATATAATATGATTCCCCTTCATTCAAATTAGAAAGTGTCACACCTGAAGAGGAGTATACTACTAGATCGCCATCATGAAACTTATGGTCAGGGACATTTATCTCTACTTGTGTTGTTGTAACACCAACATTAGTGAATCCTCTGATTCTTTTTTGAGGATCAATAATCCAGTGTGGTAAACTATTTGATGCAACATATGCTGAGATACCATCAGTATATGTGTTCTGCACATCAGCTGTATTTTGACCTTGTAATTTTATTTTTCTTCTTATATTATATTTTTTGGTTTCATCTAGAGTGGGTACACTGATTGAGATAAAATCGTCTTGAACAAAAGTTATACTACCATTCAATACAGAACTAGGATCATCTTGATCAATAACCTCAATCAGATCACCAACATATAGAGAGAAGTCTGCTGCTGCTAGTACAATGTCATAACTATTGGCACTTTTGAGTGTAAATGTTGCTATAGCATATGTTGATACTGTATTGTATAACCAAGTGGTGTACGATAGATCTGTTTCTATTCTACCAAGTTGACTTATATTTACATTTGAATCCTCTTGTTGGTTTATTGCACCACCCACAAATGAATTGAGTACACCAAGGACATTGAAGGTTACAGGTGATGATAATCTACCATCTTCGTATGATGTGGCGATAATACCTGACCTTACTGTAGATCCAATACCACATGGGGCTGTCAATGTTGATATACCAGTAAATTGTGTAAGTGTTTTACCACCATAAGTCAGTTCTTTATCCTCGAACTGAAAAGATCCTGTTGCACCAAAACCAACTGTAGAGTCAACATCTAATACAGTAGATCCACTGGTCGCTGACTTAGTAATAAATGTTTTTCCAACCTGTTGGAACTTACCTATAACTGTGCCTTTAGATAAAGCGATCTTATAGAAAATTTTACCACCCACAACTGCTTTCTCAACATTTGATATAGATCCACTTGTTTGTAGAGGAGTGGTCTCTTGTATCAAACTTTCTCCAAGAATTTTGAATGGATCACCAGATAATAACTCACATAGTAAAACATCATTGACAATATAGTCAGCATCCGATGGACTCATGATGTATTTTGAAGGTTGAATCATTTCAACACTTTCGCCATACAATACTTTGAATAATATCTTGAATGCTTCTTCTGTACCTTTAGATTTGTAGAAATCTTTTGCTTGTCTTATAAAATTACTCTGATCAACCTGATCAAATAATTTTCTCTCAGAAAAACCAGGTAATACTTGTTTCTTTAGTTTTTTTCTAAACTCAGCAAGAAATACATTACTTAGGTTTGTTACTCTTGCATCAACACCATGAGTTCCTACTCCAGTCCTAGTAAATGTTAGGAATTCTGGATCATTTGTTCTCTTATTATTTTCAATACCACTGAAACCTCTTACACACCCTGTAAATGATGTGGTGCCTATACCTGTATATGTTATTATCTCATTGTCAATTTTGAGTAGACCGTATGAGTTAGGCCATCCCTTTGTAGACTTGACATAAATTGTATCCTGATAACCTGCTACGAACTGTGTTACTGAGGTAAATCCTATCAGATTTTCATTATTGAGAAAGTCAAGACTCTTGTACTCAACAAGGTTATCAGCGATATCAACTGATGCTCCTTGATATTCTTGAGAAATATAATATTGTTTTAGAAATTCACCGAAACGAGGATTTTCAGCATCAATTACCTCTGGTATTTGACTCTGAACAACCTCATTAATTTTTACTTTGGTCAATGATGTTTGTATCATTAGTATCCGTATCCACTACTGCTTGATGAGGATGATGAAGTTGATGTCGATGGAGATGACGAACTATCTATTGTACTTCTAGAACCAGTTATTCCAAGACTTTGTTCTCTTGTGTCATATATGATGTCATGGGGTGTTGTTGTATGGAATGCTCCTACCATTTTTTCTCCAGTGCTAGGATGTGTGTGGAACGGACCGTAGTATGGTTGACCATTTACATAACCAACCAAATTAGATCCAGAAGAGTTTGCTGTGATAATTGAACCTCTTACTTTCGCTCCATTACTGTAACTTGATTGTGGATCGTATCTTGTACCAGATGTGTTTGCACCAGATGATATTGGATCTTCTTTCATAGTAAAGTTACTGTTAGAAACATCGAACTGTAAGTACAATTCTTTTCTTGCTAGTACATCATTAGACTGTGGTATCGCCTGTATCTCAATTACATTATCAGATAAGACAGTAGATGTGATATTCACTGTGTCAATTATGACCTCACCCTTCTTGTAGTCCACAGATCCAAAGGATGATGATAATATCTTCACTGATGAGTCAGAATCAATTTGGAATAGGAATAGTTTTCCTTTATCTCCAGATGTGTACTGATCAGAGAAGTAAACTGTTCCTGATACACCAGACACTGTAAATCCTGTTGACTTTACGTTATAACTATCTTGATTTCTATGGAAGGTATTGTCAAAACATATTTCATATTGACTGAATACGTTTAGCACTGCAATCAAGTTTCTTCTTATCCTGATTGTAGTAATATTAGATGTGATGGAGTCACTTACTCTATCAATCAATGATAATACTTTACTGTATTTGAATCTACCACCAAACTTGTTCAATTCAGTGCCACTTGCAAATAGGTTCATTGAAGATATTACATCTGATCTTAGATTATTGACATCACCCACGAAGTTTGCATTGAAGTAAACATAACTATCAATTTCTACATATAGGAACTTTAAGTCAATCAGTTCAGGCACAATACCTGCTACTGAATAGTTTTTCAATGATGTAAGTATTTGTTTCTTAGTGAAATTAGATAAGAATGATCCGTTCTTTGGTTTAGCAGCGATGAATACTCTACCATACTTGGGAGGTGTGAGTTCCTCTCCACCAAAAGCACTTATTGACTCGATGTTAGGATATACTGTAGGGATTATTGCTTCATAATCACTTGCTGTTACTGCTCTGTGCTGTGAAGAGAATAATCTAGGAGCATAGTATCTTACACTTCGTAGATCTTCAATATCATCACCATTCTGTGATGCAAACTGTGGTCTAAAGATTACTTCTGCAGTTGTTTCTTCAATTCCGTCTTGATCTTGTATTATACCAGTAAAACCTAATCGATTTACACCATTACCATTCTTACCCTCTGTCTTGATGTATGATATATCAATTACATTACCACTTCCCAACTTCTTACCGAAGATACCATCACCAAATAGTATCTCATACTTCTCATCTGTAGTCTCTTGTATAAGATATATGTTTGAAGTTGAGGTTATACCGATTATATTATCTACAAGTTTGTATTCTTCGGATGATGTGCTTGCATTATTCTCTTTCACCTTCACTCTGATAGTGGAGGTGTCAATACCATTATTGGGTAGCACGTATCTTTGATTGGGAAGAGAATCATCAACCACAAATCTAGATTCTAAGAACTGACCTTGAAATACCTCAAGAACACCATTTGCCACACCATTCGATGATGTACCAGTTACCTTTTCTGGTACAGAGAAAAGATAATTTGTATTTGAAACAGAACCACTAGCAACAAGACCTGGTTGAAATATAATTGAAGTCGTTGTAGATGATATGCCACTGATGTTGTAAGATACTGTGGTTCTCGCTGCTCTTCTTGATCTTGGAACATATCCTATATTTCTTGCAAGTGATACTACATTTTCTCTAAGTGTTGCACTGTCAATGAAAGTTTCATTGACGATTGCATTTGTATTATATGCTGTGGTATATGAGTTATATGCTAACAGATTTACAATGACAGAAAGGTTAGACCCCTCAAAATCCATATCACTGAAGTTTGAGTTTTGTCTCAGATAATCTTTTATCGAGGATTTTATGTCCTCAAAATTTAGATTTGTAAATTGTTGCAGTGCCATTATAACCTTGTTGGTTCTAGAATAAAGTTGACAGATTGTGTAGGTGCACTTAGACCGACGATATCATAAAATATTGTTATTTCCATTGAGTTTTTATCAGGTGTAGAAATAAATTTTACATCTGTAACTCTTGCTCTCGGTTCAAAGTTTTTTAAGGTGCTTACAATTTCAGATTTGATTGGATCAGTATAAGCAGAGTTTGCTAACTCAAATAAAGATCCTGATATATTTGTGCCAAGTAAGTCATTGAAAAATACTTCACCAAATTGAATACGAACTAAATTTTGCACAGAGCGTTTGATGGCATCCTCATTTTTTAGTGTAAGGATGTCTTTTGTTACTGGATGAGTTTTGAAAGACAAGGAAACGTCTTTGAATCCTTGCGAAAACTTCTGTGCTGGCACTAATTCTTATAGTCTGGGTATATTTATCATTATTTAGAGCAAAAAAAAGACCCTCTATTGAGGGTCGTCTTCATGACCGAGGTATCTGACCTCTATTTCTTCGGGATGTGGGAACCCTTCCTTGTAATAATCGTCTGCCAATTCTTGCACTTTTTCCTCCATTTCCTCTTCTGTGATTGACTCGAACTCTAAAGATCCTTTGATGTATATGTCATACAATTCCATATTAGTTATATTGATCATCGGAAGTATCTATATGATTCTAGTTTT